GGGTTCGAGTCCCGCTGGAGGCACTTTTTCAAACCGCCAGAAATGGCGGTTTTTCTTTTATTTCCAACGGTTTTCAGACTTTCCTAATTCACTCCAATTCACTGCAAATCACGTCATTTCTCTATAAAACGTGGGCAAAATGTGGGCACGGCTCACCAGATCATCGGCAGTCCGAGGCATTGCCTCGCCCACCGTTCCACCGCCAGATTCTCCTCGTCGTCGCCAAGCAGCAACAGGAAGCCGGCGTTCTTTCCGAGCGAGGCGGGTTCCAGCTTCTTGATCACGCCACGCTCCTGCAGGAACAGCCAAGCGTTGCTGATGTTCGTCTTGACTGTGTTCTCGCGCTTCTTCATCTCCTTATCGGCATTCTCGCCCATGGACTGCTCCGGCGTGAGTAGAATCATTCCGAATGCGTCGGCGATGGCACGCCAGCCGAGCGTGTAGTAGCGGCATGGCGCGTTGACCTTGCGCAGCTTCTCGGGTGGCTGGTTGCGTTCGCGGTCCCAGTCGTAGGTCATGGAGCACATGAAGGAGATTGCGAGTTGCGCAGTGGTATAGCAGGTCAGGTTGTCTCCGCGCTTCTTGGCGAGGCGTCCGGTGCGGTTTAGGTCGTAAAGGGCTTGCGTGTTCTGGTATCCCATGTCTTCCATGTCTTTCCCTCCATGCTTTGCCTTAGAATGGTGCATGGAGAATCTAGCTGGTTTTCCGTCGCCCCGATTTGCTCTGGTCAGCGTCGGGGCTTTTTCGTTTATAACTGCATTATAATTGCACTCGAAAGTAGAAGTCAAATTGCACAGCGAGTAAAATTGCAAAAGAGAAAATAGAGACGTTCGGTGCAATCGCAATTGCACATATATAAGACTCTACAAGTTTTAACATTCTTTTTATAAGGCGCAATGCGCCGAAAAAAGAAAGAATCGGCACGTCCAATCCCCATCTGCGGTAGCTTGAAGCAAGGAGAAGGAAGGGGAAAAATGAAGAAACTGATTTACCTCGTGCTATCCGTGCTGTGCGGAATCTCCGGCATCTACGGCATATACGACACCATCACCACACCGCAGGATAATCTGGCCACAAGCATCATTGCGATTCTGCTCCTCGCATTCCTCGCATGGTTCTTCATGCATCTCTTCCTCAAGCCCGAGCCACGCCATAAGCATCAAGCGGAGAATGCCCCTGAACCGTCTCAGGAAGCCCAATCGGACGCCATGGCAACGCAGACGGCAGAGACGGCCGACACGGAGCGTGGAAATGTCGCGGAAACTGATTACGACGATTACGTGGCCATCGACATCGAGACCACAGGATTGGGTAGAAGCGCTCGGATCATCGAGCTTGGTGCGGTGCGCATGCGCCATGGGCGCAAGGTCGCGTCATTCGGCCAGCTCGTCAACCCGCAGATTCCGATACCGGCCAAGGTTACGCAGATCACCGGCATCACCGACCGGGACGTCAAAGGCAAACCCACCATCGACAAAGCGCTACCAAAGTTCTACGCTTTCTGCGGGCATGATACGTGGATAGGGCACAATATTCGCCGCTTCGACCTGCCGGTCATCGCCCGCGAAGCCGAAAGAGCGGGTGTCGGCATGCCGGACGTCAGCTTCTATGACACCTTGGAAATCTCTCAGACACTTTTGCCGCAGCTTGACCGCCATAGGCTGCTCGACCTCATCCGCTATTTCGGCATCGCCAAGACGGAGCGTCATAGGGCCGCCGACGATGCCGCACAGACGGCACAGGTATTCGAGCGCCTGAAGCAGATATAAGACTTATAAAGACTTATAAGACAACATAAAAGCCCCACGAATTGTGGGGCTTAATGCTTTTAGAGGCTGTTCACGGCATTGTAGAATTCCTGCGCGTCCTCGGCTTTTTTGAATTTCAGTGGCAGTGAGCGCAGCGTACTGTATTTCCATGTGACCGTGCGCTTCTTCAACACCACGCCCTGCAGGTCGCTTACCTGGTATGCTTCGGTCTTCTTGTACCGGTGCAGGTACGTCGTGCAGACATCCAATTCCAGGCGATTGGCATACAGGCGTATGCCCATAAACAGCGGATCGTCAAGCCTTTCGCACTCGTAGATCGCGTCCGGTGCAGGCTGTGGTCTCTTCGCCATGATTGCTCCCTTCTTCTTTTCTCTTTGATTCTATTGCTCAAATGATGCAGACTCGCTCAGACATTGCCAGTCGGAAGTCTCCGAGCACCTGCTGGGTCACCTCCAATTCCTGGGCGATATTCCACGAATTGCCATCGTACATCTGTTCGAGCAGTCCGTATCTCATCGGTTCGACGAGGAAGAGCGCCGATTCGCGGCGCGCCCTGCGCTCCTCACGGCCGCGGCCCAGCCGGTCACACGCCGCGTCTCCATGACGCCAATGCATCAGCTCATGCACCAAAGTGCAGCGCTTGGCGGCATATGTGAGCCGTCTATCGATGAGGATTACGTCTGTGGTGGCGTCGTAGCAGCCCCATAGTCCGTCCGGCAGGATGGCGCTGGACACGGTGACGGGCAGGCCGATGATGGCGCGGCGCATGGCACCGTAGGTCATGCGCCGGTCGATCGGCAGGTCAGGCAGGCTCGTCGTAATCCGGCCCAGCCTCTCCATTAATGGCCTCCTGCTTGCCCTGAGCGTTATAGGCGGCAAGACCATAACCGCCTGCCTGCGCCTTCGCTTCCGCTTCCTCAATCGCATGACGTTTGGAATCCATCACGATGTCTCCGATGGACACGCCGGTCACTTCGCTGATGCGTTCCAGGTCACTCAGATTGAGCGGGAGGCTGTAGTTTGCTCTCGTGTACCAGTAGACCTCGCCGAAGCCGCAGGCCTTGGCGAATTCCTTGATGGTCATGCCGCTTTGCTTTTGGAGCCTGACGCATTCGTCCATGACCTGCTTGGCGAAATGCGTGACCTCCTGTGCTTTTCTTCCCATGCTTCAAATTATAGCTAATTGCGTAGTCATATGTGCATAAATCGTGAAGACTACGTAATTACGAATACAAGAAACTTCGTAATTACGTATATTAAAAACCGTCGAAAGGAAAAACGAGATGTTGAGCACCAAGAAGACCAAGACCCCCGACCACTACCCGTGCGGCCACATGCGCGGCCCCGGCTGGCACGACTGGAGAGCCTGCCTCACCAAGCAGGGAGTCGAGGAGGATGAATGGCCGGCCTGACGGAAACAGCCAGCAGAAACCTCAAAGCGGAACTCGCAAGACACGACAAGACACCGAAAGACCTAGCAAAAGCATGGGGCCTTGAAATCAGAGCCGTAAACAACAGGCTCAAAGGCCACACGCCACTCTCGACGGACGAGATCGAAAAAGCGGCATCCATGCTCGACATGGAACCAGAAAACCTCGTCATGCTCCTCATCCAGCCGATCGACAGCATCAAACAATTCAAAGCCTGAAATCCACAACCAAAGGAGCGTCCGATGGACAGCAAGACCTACAACAAAGACCTGCGCAAAGCCTGCGTGGAAGCCGTCTTCGACGAATTCGCCGAGCATGGTGACATGATTCGCCCGCAATATGCGGAACAGTGGGATGAAATCGACGCGAGCCGATTCCTGGGCCACATCACCGGACCGATGGACATCGACGTGACCGACCTCGTGGACGTCATCATCGACACGATCGTCAAGGAAGCACAGAAATGAGCGGACAACTACTTAACCCGCCAGCTCCGCCCGAACAGCGGAAGACGGTCTTCGACCCGCGGACGATCATGCTCGGCCTGACCGGCTACGCCATCCAAGTCGGCGAACACGACGCCAGACTCGTCAGACTCCACGAGGACGGGAAGACCATCCTCACGGAAGTGGACGCCAAAACCACAGAAACATTCGCCTACCACCTTTATGACGCGATAGGAGGAACACGATGAGCCTCACCACGGATGGAAGCCTCTACTTCGAAATCCTCGATGACGGCACCACTCGCAGCGACCATTCAGCCGTCATCCAGCTCGCCATCGACACGTGCGACAGCCACGCGCGATACCTGCTCACGCAGACAGACCTGGCGAACATCCGCCGCGACTGCAACCGCATCTTGAAGGAACTATCCGAAAGGAGGATGGCGAAATGACCGACCACGACTACTGGCTCGAAGAGCGGGAGAAGACGCGGAAGCCGAACTACACGCGCCGCCGCATCCTCTTCGCCATCGCCAGCATCGGCCTCATCTCCAGCCTGACCATCATGCTCACCTGGCATGGCGGCAGCACCACCGCCGCGCTCATGGTGGAAGGCGTGTACATCGCCACCGCATTGTGGCTGATCGTGCGGTTCGCGCCACGCGACTAAAAGACTTCCCACTGGCCGGCAGTCCAAACAAACAACCCAATCGGATTGTTCCGCGGGACACCCACGTTCACTCATTCGTCGGCCAGTGGGGACACATAACTGAATATCGATTATTATCCACGCGCCGACCACATCCTGCTTCACATACACTGTCGGCGCATTCGGCTGGGCGACGGTTCGCCCGCCCACGGATTCCAATCTTCTTCTCCTCTATCAAAAAAACGCAGGCACTCCGGTGTTTGCAACCCTTTCAAGTCCGCCTGACGGCCAGTCACCGTCGGCCGCGCTACTGGCCGTGAACACGTTCGGGTCGTGTTCCAACGATCAAAGGGGCGCTCGGAATCCAAGGACGGCATCGGTTCGACTCCAATGCCAGCCACTCAGCCCCATCCACTCGTCAGGACGGGGCCTACAACGTCAACAAGCAAAGGAAACCCAATGAGCAATGAAATCCAGCGATTCGATTTCAAGGTCGAATCATTACGTGCCCTGACCGACGAAGCGGGGGAGCCTTGGTTCGTCGCCAAGGACGCATGTGACATCCTCGGCATTGACACAAATCATCTCCGCGAAGCTCTTGATGATGACGAAATCACAAACCTCCGTAATTCGGAGGTTTGGAATCAGCCAGGTCGTGCGCCTCTTATCATCTCTGAGCCAGGCCTGTACAAGCTCATCATGCGTTCGCGGAAGCCGGAGGCCAAGGAATTCCAGCGTTGGGTGACGCATGAGGTGCTTCCCCAGATTCGCAGGACTGGCGGCTACATCCCCACCACGGACGCGGACGATGACATGACCATCCTCGCGAAGGCCGTGATGATCGGCCAACGCACCATGGAGGCGCAGAAGCGACGCATCGCCGAACAGCAGACGCGCATCGTGGAACTGGAGCCGAAAGCGCGGTTCGCGGACGCGGTGGCCGCGTCGGACGGCACGTGCCTTGTCGGCGAATTGGCGAAGATGCTGCGCCAGAACGGCTTGAACATCGGCCAGAACCGACTTTTCGAGATTCTTCGGCAGGACGGTTATCTCGGCAAGACCAGCTCGAACCGCAACGTGCCGACCCAGAAGGCGATGGACTTGGGCTTGTTCCACATCAAGGAGACGGCGGTGACGCATTCGGACGGCCACGTGACCATCAGCCGCACGCCGAAGGTGACCGGCAAGGGACAGCGCTATTTCATCGCCCGCTACTGCCCGGAGAAGAAGCCGAATGACTGACCTGCTTCGGCCGGAGGAGTTCGCGGCGATGATCGGCTTGAGTCCCCGCACTCTCGCCAATTGGCGGAGCAATGGCAGGGGGCCGAAGTATCTGAAGCTCGGCCCTGAACCACCAGCTGGCAAGCAGGACAGGCGCCCGGTGCTTTACGAGCGTGACGTGGCCGAGCGTTGGGCCACAGCACACCAGTACACGAGGACGATAGCGAGATGAAACCACACAATGATGGCCACTACTTCGTGCCTGGAAGCCGTCAGACCGGCAGATATGAGCCGCGAGGCTTCATGGTCGGCTCCTATGCCAAGCCGACTTTGACGGAGCAGGGCATCGACGTGGACGAATTCATCCGAGACAACTACCAGCTGATTCAACGCTTAAGGAAAGGAAACCATTGAAACACGAATACAGCAGTGACGAGCTCCGAGAGCTCAAAAGCATTTACGACGAGTCCGGCGAAGCGGGATTGAGCCGTGACGAAATGCGGGCCCTGCGCAAGGCCGGACTTGTCAAGCAAGACCTACCGCCAGAGCCGGAGAAGCCGCATGAGGATACTCTGGCCGACTATCAGGCCGTCAGCAAGCCCACGGCGGAACCGTCGAAACGAGACCTCATCCTCGCGCACTGCAGAAACCGCATCGACCAAGGACAACCATTCGACGGCAAGGAAACAGCCGAAGCGCTCGGCATAAGCCAGAAAACAGCCGGCAACATCATCAGCCAACTCCGCAAGGAAGGACTATTACCGACCTACGACAAGCATTCACCACGCAAAATCACCACAAGCGGAAAGAAGAAGGAGACCATCATGACCGTCGCATCGAAACCAGCCGCCAACAAGGAGGAACCAATGAGCCAGGAACTCACCGCCAACAAGGAGACAGCACCGGAGAAACAGTGCGAGAACCCACGCGCCATCATCTCCAACGCATTGACCGGCATTTTCGACGCCATCAGCGCATTGCAGCGAACCGCGTTCCAAACCAACGACAAAGTGGTCTACGGATTCGCCACCAAGCTGCTGAACGGCGAATTGATGGACTTGAAAGCCAACTACTCGAAGGACACGGCGAAATGAGAATCAATTTCAACAGCAAGGATGGCGTTTTCACCGTCAAGTCCGAAAACGAAGAGGAAAAAACCCAGCTCAAAACGTCGGCGGTCGCCATCTGCAATCTCATCATCGATTTTTTTAACGGTGAAGTCCAAGAAATGAAGGCGGCGAAAGAATGAAACGCATCCCACTCAAGGACACGGCGAAATGAGCTTCGACACGCTCGACCTACCATCATGGCCGTCCACCTGCAGGCTGACAATCCCAGGAGACCCGCAGTCAAAAGGCCGGCCACGCGTCTACAACGGCCACGGCATCACACCCGAAGCCACACGGAAAGCGGAGAATCGCGTCTACTCGGAATGGCGACGACAATACCCGGACCTGCTCCCATACAAAGGCCCGGTCGCCATCACACTCATCTTCTGGACCATGACCCGGCGTGGACGCGACTGGGACAATCTCGCAAAACTCTTCACCGACGCGCTCAACGGCGTCGCATACGAGGATGACCGGCAGATCATCGACGCGAACGTCCACGTAAGACGCCCAGACAAGCTCGTACCAGGCACGCGCGGACCCCGCAAACGCAAGACCGGCGACCCGCTCACCTGGCACGGCAACCCCTACCAGCCATGCACGCAGGCAATCATCGAATTCCAAAAAGAATACATCCCAGAATAAAGGAGGACTGACCAATGGCAGAACAGCAGGAATTGGCCACGCTGGCAAGCAGATACGCGGAAATCCTCGACCGAATCCACCAACTGCAGGAACAGGCCGACAGCCTCAAAGCACTCATCATGGAAAACCGCGAGCCCGGCGAATACGCGGCCGGACCATTAACCGTGAAAATCCGCAAAGGCAAACGCAACCTCGACGCCAAAGCATTCGAAAAACACTTCCCAATCCAACAGCATGCGGACTGCTATCAGGTCAAGCCGAAAGCATTGTCCACAATCATCAAACTGGTCGGCGAAAACGCTTTGCAGGATTGCGTAAAAGTCGGCGCGGCGAGCCTGGTGGTCGAATGATGGGCGACAGGATCATCAGACAACACTTCAACCACGCGCTGAACAACGCACTGGACGCCTACGACAAGTCCTTAAGCGAGAACGTGTATCTCATCGACGCGGACGACCTCGAAGCTTTTGCCGACATCCTGTACCGCTACCTATTCGACGTGAAATGCGAGGAATGAAAATGGCCAGCGAACTCGACCTTGAAGCAGTCATGGCCGCAAACCAGACCACACCGGAAACGACGCCGGCACCCACGGTGGAGCCGACGGAATGGGATGAGATACGCGGCATCATCGAAGACCACATCACCAACCAGCCACGCAGCCTGCAAAAAGAGATCGGACCATCGGAGCTCGGCACCGACTGCCTACACTGCCTCGCCGCCCGCCTCGCAGGATGGGAGAAACGCCAGTCGGCCGCATGGCTGCCATTCATCGGCACCTGCGTCCACGAACGATTCGAACACCTTTTCAACAAGCGCAAGGACGTGTTCACCGTCCCGGACGACGATGGGGGAGAACCGTGGGCCGTGAAACGCTTCGAAGCCGAAAGACACGTCGACGTGGGCGAAATCCACGGACTCCACGGCCATCAGCGCATCCACGGCAGCATCGACCTGTACGACGCGGAAAACAACACGACCATCGACTGGAAAATCACCGGCACGACCACGATCCGCAACGTCAAAGCCAACGGGCCAAGCCAACAATACCGCATCCAGGCGAGCCTGTACGGCATCGGATTGGAAAACGACGGCGAACCATGCAAAAAGAACGCGATCTACTTCCTGCCCAGGAACAGCGTCAGCCTGGCCGACGCACTGCCAATCGAATTCGACTTCGACCAGAAACCCGGCAAATGGGCTTTAAGCCGCGCGCAGCTCATCGTCAACCTCCTCGACCTCATCGAACAGGAGGACGGCGTCGAAATGCGTGACGCGTGGATACACGCCCTGCCGACCAGTCCGAACCACTGCTTCCAATGCGGCACATGGCCGGACGACCAGCTCGGCGACCTCGCCGAAATCAACCAAAGCCAATATCCGGCATTGCCGGACAAATGGGGGCAGCTCGTCGGGCTGCTCGAATCCACCTACAACAACAAGTAGAAAGGTAAAAAACACAATGTTCGGAACGAATAATTACGGTGGCGGATTCACCCAGCAAGGCGGAGCCAGCTACCGGCCACAACAGGCACAGCAGCAGTCCGCCGAAGCGTTAAGCCTCGACGACGTGATGCAGGGCGGAGCGCCCAGCGCGTTCAGCAAGGACGATCCGATCGGCACCAGCGTGGAAGGCGAAATCGTCGAAATCCGCGCGGAACAGCAGACAGACTTCACCACCGGCGAACCACTGTTTTATCCGAACGGCAAGGCGAAACCGCAGGTCGTCATCCACTTGCAGACCAGCCTGCAGGACCCCGACAGGGTCGGCGACAGCGGCATCCGCGGCGTGTACGTCAAAGGCTACAACATCGGCCAATTGCGCCTCGCATGCCGTCAGGCCGGAGTCGGCGACCATCCGAACGTCGGCGACCATCTGAAAGCCACGTTCGCCCGCACCCAGCCCGCCAAGACCCGCGGATACAACGATGCGAAGATCTACGACTACGTCGTCACGCCGAAGGAACAGTCCGACCTGAGCGCGGCGATGAACGACCCGCAGGCAGGGCAGCAGCAGTATGCGCCACAGCAGCCGCAACAGTCCGCTTACGGCCAGCCGGCCGCCATCGGACAGCCGACCGGACTGACCGCGAGCGACAGGCAGACCATAAGCCAGCTCGCCGCTGCGGGAAAGACCGCGCAGGAGATCGCAGGACTCCTCGGCAAGCCGGTCGACCAGGTCATCAACGCGCTCGGCGCAGGCAGTGGACGAGAGCCTGAATTCTAAAACCGTCGAATTTGACTACAGCGTCCGCCACGCCTGTCGCGGCTGCGACGGACGCTGCCCCGAACATGATGAATCTCTTCGAGAGGAAATCTCTGAAAAGGCACAGGGTGGCATAGTGAACAGCTCACATCATCAGAAAAACGGCACATGTGCCATTCTGTGCCAAAACTTTGGCACAGTGGAATCGTTGGAATTCCAACCAAACCAAACATATATATACAACTATTCCAATGTTCCGTTGTTTCTTATATATGTATTTATTTTGTTGTTTTTGTGTTGTGTGTATAGGCCGTGGAACGGCACACTCGATGGCACGCGGCAAACAAGGAGGTGAAAAATGAAAGACTACCGCAAATACGAGCCCATTCTTACCGAGAGCCTGCCCGCACGATTCGCAGGAATCTTTCATCTGCTCGAACTCACGTTCACGCCAGCGAACGACCGCACGATCGTCACGACCATCGACGGCCGCAATCTCCAACTCGTCTGCCAAGGCGGCACCGAGGAAGACCACCGCAAAAAAGAGCCCGTCGTCGCGGCGGGCTACCAGAAAGCCATATGGGAACTCCGCGAAGGCCATTTGCGCTACTGTCCGTCACAGGACAGGCTCTGGCGCCGCGACCCAGACATGGCCGACCACGAAGGCGAACGACTGCTGCTCAACAGCTGGCATCCAGTCAAAACCATCGAGGACGAATACCATATCGGCGGCAACGCGCGCAGCGGCGACCGCAATCCGCTCTATTCGGCCACGATTCTGCGCGAGGCGAAACGTTCGCAATGGTTCGAACAAGTCGAGCGCGGAGTACGCTGCGACCCATGCGTATGGGTGCGCCGCGACGGCAGGGTCGTTTGCCTGCAGAATGAGCCGGATATCGCCGTCACACAGACTTTCTCACCTGCCGGCATGGGCTATCAGGCGTTGAAGGACGCTGAACGGATCCTCAGATGGCTGACCGTCGACGAGAAGTCCTATGCGAACCTGTGTCGCATGTTCGCGACTCCGTGGCTGGAACCGTTCAAGCAGCTTTCCTATGTGCTGTCCGGCCATGGCGGTGACGGGAAGACGCTGATCGCCCGTCATGCGTTGCTTGGCGTTTTGGGTGTCGGCAAGGTGTTTCCCGGATTCAGCGTGCAAGGCTATTGCGCTGGCGGCGGCTATACGCTTGGCCGTGAATCGATGAATGATGAGATGGATGGCAAGGCGTTCGCTTATGACGATGAGGCGTGCGCGGTCACCGAAGACATGCTCCCCCTGCTGCGAGCATTGTCGACCGGTTCGCAAATGAACGCGCGAGTGACGGGAGGCAGGTATCGTGTCGTCACGCCGACCGCGACGATGCTGTACCTGACGAACATGCAGTTCACCGATTCCAGCGAGAATTCGGACTCGCGCCGTTTCATCAAGGTCGAATTCCACCAGTCGAAGGGTCGATCGTATGACCAGTATCATGCGATCGAGGGCTTCTGCCATCGGCATCCCGCAGCGTTCTTCGTCCTGTCGTGCCGCTTGTGGGAGAGGTCGGACGAGCCGGAAATCGTGAATCTGAGCCCGGCCCGCAACATCTCGGATGAGATGTTTTGGCTGATCAGCGAGATCGCGTCGAACGAAGAGCAGTATGGTGACCCGGTTGCCGTGAAAGGCGACTACCGCAAGGAATTCCACACGACCATCCCGCAATCCCTTATGGACGTGCTCGGATTAGAGAACGCGCGTTCCAGGGCATTGCCTGGCAAGGGACAGCCGCGCGTCGTCCGCGTCGTCAACCGTGACCGTTTCGACGCGTACCGCAAGGCCGCTCTCGACAACGAGACGGAGCCAGCCGACACTTGGTGGCAGAAGGCATTGTCGAAGCCGTCTCGTGACAGTCTGCTCTCGTTGGAGGATGTGGGCGATTGTCATGATCTGGCCGGCATCGTCGAATCCGCGTTGGACGGCCATGTCGGTTTCGCTCCATGCGAAGGCAAAGCGCGTAAATCCGGCGGTCCGGTCGACGGGAAGGTGTCGTTGTCGTGGAAGCGGTTGAATCCGTCTGACGAGAGCCACGTGGACGCATCGTTCATCACCGGTCAGATGAGTCGTTATGCGGTCGTGCCGCTCGGTGACTGTTTCGTCGTCGACTGCGACAAGCCGTCCGAGGATGGTGGTCCTGACGGCTGGCAGTGCTTGCAGGCATTGACCGGCGACTACGGTACCGATAAATTGCCGGCCACGTTGGTCACGAAAACGCCGCATGGCGTGCACCTGTACTATCGCATGCCGGCTGGCATGGATATCGGACTGTTGAAGAATGCGGTGCATGAGCAGAATCTGCCGATTGACCTGCGTGTGAGCAATAAGGGTTATGTGCTTGGCCCTGGCAGCGTCATCGACGGCAAACGGTATGAGTTGGTGGATCTGCCTGCCGGCGTGGTGCCGGAGGCGAGTGAGGCGGTCATGCGCATGCTCAAGGATTTCGGTTACACGAGCGAGCCGAAGCCGGACGCGCCGCAAATGAGTCTGGACGATGTCATGGCCGATAGGCGTGCCACGTCGATTTCCAATGGCATGCCGGATATGACGCCAGTGCCGGAGGGCCAACGCAACAGCACGCTGCATGCGTGGGCGTACGGACGGCTGAAGAATCATCCGGAAAACGAACGGCAGATTCACGATGACCTGCTGCAGCGCGGTAGGGATAGCGGTTTGGCCGATGCCGAACTCGACCAGATCTGGAAATCAATCAAACGAAGCCTCAACTAAGGAGGAACACCATGGTAACGAACGTGAGTGAATTCGAGATAGTGGACGGCTACCACCGGCTCATCGCCGCCGGCACGCTCGGCCTGAAGACACCCGTCTGCCTCATCGACATGAGCGCCAAAGGAAAGAAATCATCGAAACGGCTCATAAAAGACTTTCTGGAAGCCGTCTACAGCAAGGAGGACGCGGAATGATCATCAGGGAATCATCGACATACCGGCACGCGATGGAGGTGGCCATCGACCGCGCCGAAGCCATCGCCATCGAGGAGACATCGGACAAGCTCACCATCATCCTCGACAAGGAAACCATGCGCCTGAGCGAATACCTCGTCAATGGCGTACCGGTCGAGGAACTGAACGGCTACATCGACGAAATGGCGAGCGGCGTGAATTTCCTCTCCAAGCAGAACCTCTTCGACCGCGAAATCATTACCGGCGCCACAGCGGCCATAGCGGCATGCATCAGAGGACTGGAGAAAATCATCAGGAAGCACGAGGCCAGATCATGACCATCCGATACGTGGAATGCGCCCACTGCGGAGAGGTTGTCGGCACATATTACGTGACCTGCCCATACTGCGGCTACAAGCTCGTGGAGGCGTCCGACGGTTTTTGGAAGCGACTGATGGGATGAGCAGGAAACCGCCACAGTGGATGCGCCGGTTCGCTCCGGAAGGCAATCCGGCGCATCTCTTTCCGGTCGTGTGCTCATGCGGCCGGTGGATTTTCAGCGAAAGGGACGTGGTCTGGCAGTCATGGGACGCGGGAATCATCGAAGGCGACGACCTGGTCACTGCGATCATCCTTGACAGGCCGCTTATCCGCATCCGGCACGTGTCCCACATGGACATCATCAGATTGGAAACCGTCGCCGGACCATTAGGCATCAGTCCGGACGGCCAATATTTGGGCGCGCACGAATGCGGCCTGATGCCCGTCAGCGTCAAGCCGGCGGAAGTGGGCGACAACGGATTCCATTATTCGACGCTTCCTGGTTTTCCGAAAATGCGGCCGGTGTCCGGCAATCCTGATCCGTGGGCCGGACTGTCGGTGAATGACCTATCGGATTTCGGATGGCCGCAATCCGAAGACAGCGAACAGCAAACACTTTTCTAAAAAGGAGAAATCATGAGACACGACGAACCGGAAATCATGTACAGCCGTGAATGGTTGGAACACGAGCGCCGCAAGGCATGGCGGGAAGGCTACGCAGCCGGATGGAAAGACCAGGAATGCGACTTCCCGCCACACACAAGCGAAAACCCATATCTGGAGGGCACCAAATGAAGAAAATCCTTGAAGAAATGATCCTGAAATGGCATGAGGACGGTATCACCCTGGAAGAAACCACCAGACTCGTGCCACAAGTGCCGAAAGCCGAAATCACCGCCATAATCCACCAGCACGACAAGGAGGCCAGACTTTGACCAACTGCCAGCACTGCCGGAAGACAATGGAGCCGGTGGCCGCGAATCTGCTCTGCGCCAGCTGCCGAGAAAACTACTGGCAGCTGATCCGCCAGCTCGGACACGTCCAACTGCCCGCCCTGCGGAGCATCATGCTCCGACAGGCCCGCATCGGCACCCCAGCACACACGCCAAGCCGAGGCAACGCACCAATACCCATCGACACCCACGCTCAAGACCTCATCGCAGACAGCGAAGCATGGTTGGCGGAACAGGCGGGCAAAATACGCGCCGCATACGCTGGATACGACTGGCGGAAAGCGTGGTTCGCCATCATCAGCAACCGGCACACCATCCTCAACATGAGCACCGCAGCCGACGACTACGCCGCCCTGGAACACATCATCCGACGCAACGAACAAGCCCTGACGCCGGAAGACGAGCTCATAATCCTCGGCACCTGTCCAAACTGCCACACGCTCCTCACCGGCACGCCGGAAGCCGAATCGGTCACATGCCAAGGCTGCCACCGTGAATGGGCGGCGCCAGCAATCAAAGCAGCCCGAGACGAACGATTGTGGCAGGTGCGAATCACCGGCACACCCAGCGATGCGGCCAAAGAGCTGAAACGATACGGCCTGACCATATCACGCAACCTCATCAGCCAATGGCTCAGACGCGGCAAACTGTCGCACGCCACGCCGACGGAACACAAGCGGCAGTACACGTTCAACCTCGGCGAACTCGCAGCACTACTTGACTGTCACCGTTGAAATGCTATACTGTCGTATGTTCGTAGAATGGTTCAGCCGGAAAATGGTTGGACCATTTTTCATATCCAGCTTCGGTAGCTCAGCGGTTAGAGCACAAGGGATAGCACAGATACCTAGGACGGATACCTTACCGGCCATGGCTTCATGATTCTTTGAATGCCCGTGATAAGAGATAGTGCATTCCACACAAGCGCTGGTTCGACTCCAGCCCGAAGCACCACAAGGCGGTGACCACATGCCAGGAAGAACGCGCAAGACAAGCCGCCAATTCGAAAAAGACAAGGCCGCATTCTTCAACCAATGCAAGGCACAGCATGCAGTCTGCTGGTTGTGTGGTATGCCAATCGACTACAACGCAGTCAAGAACACCACAGATGACTCATTCAATCTCGATCACATGTTCCCGGTCAGCAAGCATCCCGAACTCCAATTCGACCCAGCGGGCTTCAAGCCGAGCCACACCAGCTGCAACCGCTTGAGAGGCAACCAAGATCCGCCAGCGCCAATCGGAACACTCTCAAGACAATGGATAACAACAGCATGAGCCCAACACGAGGGGTAGGGGCGGTGAAATCGTAAAACCAACGACAGAGCGCAAGACGTCCCGCGTGGTTGGTCTTCCTCTCCCCGATGGCCGAAATTGAACGGGGGTCGCGCGCGCGATTGCAGATTTGAGGTGAAGTATGTCGGTGAAATTCCCGAGCCATAATGTGGCGGAGGCTTTGGAGCGCTCATTGAAGAACGCCGATGGGCTGAAGGCCGTGAATTCCGCAGTGGTCGCGGCCGCCCGCGTACTGGCTGGTCGGATTGACTTCCTGAATGCCACCGGATTCGTTGACGAGAACGGGAAGATCGACAATGTGACTCTGCCGACTTTCCTGAAATACTGCCAGTCTCTCGGATTGACTTTGGACGCTCCAGCGAAGGTCGGGCGTCCGGCCAGGCAGAAGCCCGAAGTCAGGGCTGAGGAAGCGAAGAGCGACAAGGTTATCGCGATGGATGATTTCATGAAGCGGTTCAGCTGAGGAGGTTGCGATGGCGGCTGAGAATCTTACGGTTTTCGGTGCCATCGACGATGAGAGGCACGGCGTGACCCTGCCGCGCATCTTCACTCCGCCGTTACGCCCGTTGACGAAGGAGACGAGCAACGGGTTCGCGGTGATCGCGTTTGCGGAGATCATGCTGCACGTGCATTTGTATCCGTGGCAGCAGTGGCTGCTCGTCCATGCTTTGGAATTGCTTGAAGATGGCAGCTATCGCTTTCGTAAGGTGATTGTGCTTGTGGCCCGTCAGAATGGCAAGACGACGCTGATGGGCGTGCTGGCCGCGTGGTGGCTTTTCGTCGATTCCAACAAGCATCCCGACCGAGTGCCGCCCGTCAAATTCCTGGTGGTCGGCGCAGCGCAGACATTGGACAATGCCAAGGGCCCGTACAATCAGGTCAAGGAGTGGTGTAATCCTGCTCCGGCGACTGATGAGGAAGAGGATCTGGTGATTCCGGATCTCGCCGCGATGACGCAGAAATTCGTGAACACGAACGGCGAGGAAGCGATCATCACCCGCTCGAAGGCGCGATATATTGTCCGCGCGGATAAGAATATTCGAGCGAAGAGCGCTGCCCGTGTGGTGTTTGATGAGCTTCGTGAGCAGCATACGGACGATGGCTGGAATGCTGTCAGCCAGACCACGAAGGCCGTCTGGTCGAGCCAGTTGTGGGGCATTTCGAACGCTGGCGACTATCGCAGCGTCGCGCTTCGCAAGCAGGTCGACAAGGGCCGAAAGCTTGTTGACGAGTGGGCGCGTCTGAGTGCAGACGGTGGCAATCCGGCCGACGTGTTCCTGTCCGGCGAGCAGGATGGGAGCTTCGGGTTTTTCGAGTGGTCTGCGCCTGACAAGTGTCCGGTGGATGATGCCGACGCTATTCGCCAGGCGAATCCGTCGCTCGGCTATGGGCCGATGACCGTCATGAGCGTCAGATCCGATATTGACGGCATGACCGAGGCCGCTTTTCGTACTGAGGTCCTGTGTCAGTGGGTGACGGCTGACATCATTCCTTTCATCAATCCGAAAATGTGGGCTGGCGGCATCGACTCGCGTTCCACGATTCCGGACGGTAATCGTGTCGTACTGTCCGTGGATACGAGCGCGGACAGGAAGACCACGTATGTGGCCGCTGCCGGAATGCGTGCGGACGGGTTGCCTCATGTGGAGTTGATCGCTCGTCGTGACGGCATGCTGTGGGTGCCGCATTATCTTGACCTTTTGCAGGAGCGTTGGCCGCATGTCACGGAGATCGCCGTGCAGGGCAAGGGCTGTCCGGCAGTGGACTTCATCGACCCGTTGACCGAAAAAGGGTGGACGGTGCATCTCATCGAAGGCTTCCGGTTGGGCGCGTGCTGCGGCCGTTTCCATGACCGTGTGCGCGAGGGCAAGCTGCGGCACCTTCCGCAGCCCGCCGTCGAACAGCAGGTTTCCGTGGCCGTGTCCCGGCGTCTTGGCGAGGTCGAGGTGTGGGACCGCACCAAGTCCGCATTGCAGATTTCCGGATTGGTGGCTGAATCGCAGGCATTGTACGCCTTGGAGACCATGCAAGTCGAAGCGGAGACACCGAAATATGCGCCGAGTGTGACCCATTTCGCAGTCGTATGACCCAGTGAGGAGGTTTCATGGGGTTCTTTTCCAGATGGCTCAAGAAAAGCCCGGTATCCGTGGCCCAGAAGTTCTCCGAATCGCCAGTCAACATTTCGCAGGTCACGCAGCTGCCGATCGATTGGTTCGGCGCCGGAGTCTACGAGCGAGAGGCGGCGGTGCGCACCGTCATCGACCATATCGCGCGGAATATCGCCAGCATGCCGTTCAAGGTCTACACGCGCCAGCCTGACGGTGACCGTGCGGAGGACACGACAAGCCCTTTGGCGCAGTTGATGGCAAAGCCGAGCGTTCTTCCTGGCATGACACGCTACCGATTCTTCTACTCGCTGCTCTGCGATGGCCTGCTCAATGACCGTTGGCTGTGCCTGCTCGATGCCGACAAGCAGTCCGGCCGACTGTGGTTGCGGCGGATCCCGGTGCAGAATTTCACGCTTTCCGGCAATACTCTTGACGAGATCACCGGGGTGCAGATCAGCACCGGACAGCCGGAAGGAAGCCGGTATTTCAAACTGCCAGACCCGCAGATTCTGCTGGATGTGGGCTATAGCACGTCCGGCATCGGCGGCTCTCCTGTGTCCGGCACTCTCGCACCGCTTTTGGCGGAGGCACGTGAGATGGCCGAATATCGACGTGCGATAGCGAAGAACGGCGGCCAGATTCCAGCGTACATCTCCCGTCCGAAGGAGATGCCGTGGCCGTCGCAGGAGGCGCAGGACGAATTCGTGCAGGGCATGCGCAATTACAAGTCCGGCGGGAATCTTGCCGGTGGCTGGCCGCTGCTCAACGACGGCATGGAAATCAAGACCGTGGACGCGTTCAAACCGATCGACATGCAGGACATCGACGCGAGGGACAGGATTCGCATCGACGTGGCCAACGCATTCCACATCGCGCCAGAAAATCTAGGCTTCCGCAGCGGCACGAATTCCAACATCGGAGCCTTCAAGGAGCAGATGTGGAACGTGGAGTTGATGCCGTACATCGTGGCTTTCGAACAGTCGCTCAATCTGCTGCTGCCAGACGCGCTCGGCCAGCCTGACGCCTACATTGAAGCGAACGTTGACGCCAAGCTGCGCGGAACGTTCTCCGAACAGTATCAGGCGCTCAGCACGGCCACGGGGCGTAGTTTCATGACCACGAACGAGGCACGGCGCATCCTCAACTATCCGAAGCTTGATGGTGGCGACGAATTGGTGACGCCACTGAACGTGGCGACCGGCGGACAGCCAAGCCCGCAGGACGGCGGCAGGACGCAGAACGCGCAACAGAACAATCCAGTGAACGGAGAAGGACAGTGAATCTCAAACAGCTCAGATTCAACGTGAAATCCTTGGACGATTCCGCAGGCGAAGGCGTCTTCAGCGGCTACGCCAGCACTTTCGGCAACAAGGACCTGCAGGGCGACGTGATCGCCAAGGGCGCTTTCGCGGAGACCTTGGAGAAGGACTACGCCGGCGGAGCCGGCATCCCGATCCATTGGAACCATCAGGACGGCAAGCCGACCGACATCATCGGACGCACCTTGAGTGCCGTCGAGGACGAGAAGGGCCTGCTCATCTCGGCACAGCTTGATATCGAGGATAATCCGACCGCACAGCAGGCTTACGACCTGCTCAAGGATGGCAGGGTTCATCAGATGAGCATCGGCTTCGTGCCGACGAAGACCGCTTGGATCACGGAAAAGGGCGACGGCCCGTGGGGTGGCCATTCCGAATTCCAGCAGATCAAGCTTTTCGAGATCAGCGTGGTGCCGGTGGCCGCGAACCAGCAGGCCGAGATTCTGGCCGTGAAGTCAGGTCGCGCCATCAGCTCCGCCAATGAGGAGAAGCTTCGTGCCGCATTGGCGTCGCTGAACGAGGTGTTGGAAGGCATCGATTCCGACAATTCCAGCGCTTCCGACGAAGATAAGCCGGATGATTCCAAGACCGGCGAGAAAAAGGATGATAAGAAGCTTGCCCCTGATAAGGGTAGGGACGCGGAGACCGAGAAGGCCGAGCGTCTGAATGTAATCAAATCCGCCCGTGAACTGGTCACTGGCGGCAAGGACAACAAGGAGACCAAATGAGTTTCAATGATCGTCTCGCCAAGACCAAGGCCGCCATCGAAGCGGTGCTGGCCAAGGGCGAGGATAATCTCACCGCTTCCGACATCGAGAAGCTGAAGGGGCTGAACGCCGAGGCGCACGAATTGCAGGATTCCATCGAAACGTTGGATGCGGTGCATAAGCGTTTCGCGGGATTGACCGACAATCTGGCGGACACCCAGAAAAGCGGAGCCGCATCCGGCGAGTCTCTTGGCGATTTCGTCGTGAAGAACATCGGCGAACAGCTGGCGAAGATAAAGGGAGTTTCGGGAGCGTCAATCGCAGCACCGGAATGGGTTCCGCGCCGCAAGGCCAACACTGACACGCAGGTCACCGGCGGACCGTCCGGCGTGTACGGCTCCCTGTTGACCTACGTGGACCCGAATTTCGTCCAGGCTTACCGTCGTCCGACCATCACAAACCTGTTCGGTATCGGCGCTATCAGCGGACAGGCCATCACCTACTACGTGGAAGGCGAAAAGGAAGGCGATTTCGGCACCGTCGGCGAAGGCGAGAGATTCAGCCAGATCCATTACGCCGACGCGACAGAGCACACCGACGCTTTGTCCACAATCGCTGGATTCATCAAGGAATCCAACGACATGGTCACCGACCTCGAATTCCTGAAGTCCGACATCGATGGACGCCTGCTCTACGATCTGAGCATCGCCGAGGAGAAGCAGCTGCTCAACGGCGACGGCACCGGCAAGAACATCAAGGGCCTGCTGAATCGTGAAGGAATCCAGTCATACACCGCTACAGACGCCGGCAATGACGTTGCCGTCCTGCACGCGCAGTCGATGATCTCCACCACGACCGGCATGATGCCGGATGCCCTTGTCATCAATCCGACAGACTATGAGGCCATTCGATTGAAGAAGGACAATGATGGCAATTTCATCGGCGGTGGACCGTTCTATGGCGTGAATGGCGGCGCGCTGACCATCACTCCGCGCCTCTGGGGTCTGGACACCGTGGTGACTCCCGCTGTCGACGTCGGCACAGCCATCGTCGGCTCCTTTAAGGGTGCTGCCACCTTCTATCGCAAGGGCGGTGTGACGGTCGAGGCCACCAATTCCAATGACACCGACTTCATCTCCGATCTGGTGACCATTCGCGCCAAGGAGCGTGTGGCTTTGGCCGTGCGCAAGCCGAAGGCTTTCGTCAAGCTGACCCTTAAGTAAGGAGACATGATATGGCTCGACAGTTTCGAGTGATTCCAGCCTCGGCGGCGAAACTTGACCCGAATGCCAACGTGGCCGATGTGGTCTTCGTCGGGACCAACGGCAAGCCGACCGATATTGGCAGCGCTGCAGTGAAGCCTGCAACGCATGTGGCTTTGGCCGCCGGCGACACGCCAACCAAGAGCGAATTCGACGCCCTGGTCAATTCTCTGATTGCGGCTGGCCTGATGGCTGCAGAGTAAGCGTGGAGGTCGGCATGAGTGATGTGAATGTGATTCCCGACATGATTGCCGACCCTTCGGCTTTCGAGGACGACGCGGCTTTCAGGCTTAAGGCTGCGCAGTCGGCCATCCGCCGTGAATGTGGTTGGCATGTCATGCCGAACGCGGCCTTGACGGGAACGCTGAACACTCGCGGTGGCACGGTGATTCGACTGCCCGCCCGTCATGTGACGAGCATTGAATCCCTGACCGACCGTCAGGGCAATCCACTGGCCTACGCCTATGACCCGGAGACTGGTCTTGTGGAGTCGCTTTCCGGTGGCTTCCCGGCCGGCGTCGCGGCCATCCATTATTCGATTCGTGCCGGATACGACGATGCGCCGGACGTGCAGCAGGTGCTCATCAGTGCCGCGAAGCGAGCTGGCATGAGCCCGATCGGGCTCGTCACCTCGCAGTCCACCAACGGCTCCAGCGCGAGTTTCGACGTGGTGTCGCTCATGCAGGCGGAGAAGGACAAGCTCAAGCCCTACAGGCTTGGAGGATTGCCATGAGCCTGCTTGACGACATGAATGCCGGTGGCGGTGGATGGCGTATGCCGGGCGCCACCAAATGGCGGCGACTGCGTGCCAAACGCAAGGCCAATCCGTACAATCCGGCGCAGAACGAGCCGGACTGGAGCGCGCCTCCGGACGAGCTCGTCATCATGGGCGCCCTCGCCTCCAGCTCCAGCACCCGTACGCCGGACACGCTCGACACACAGACCGCATCCACGGCATACCTCACCATCCCGGATCCGACAGCCGACGTGAGAATCGGCGACCGGATCCGCGCAGACCCCGACGACGGACGCTTGTGGGAAGTCGACGGATTCCCCTCGAAGGATGCGAACGCATTCACCGGATGGCGTCCGACCTTGGAATGCCGTCTGACGGAAAGAAAGGGCTGAACAAATGGCGAAAAACAGGATATCGGTCGACTTCAACCCGAAATTCTTCGACGGGATTCTCAATAGCGCGGGAGTCAAGTCGCTCACCATGCTGGCCGCGAACAGGGCACTCGCCTACGCGAAGGCGTCCGCTCCAGTCGATACCGGCGCGTACCGCGACGGCCTTGGAATCGAGGAGGTCAAAAGGGAGCACCGAACGACCGTCATGGTCGTCGGCCACGACCCGAAAACCCTGATCGTGGAGGCGCAGACCGGCAATCTGGCCAAGGCGCTGAAGAAGGCGAGGGTCTGATGGCAAGCGTCATCCCACCCGACCTCGAACTATTCCTCACCGGATGGCTGCGCTCCAACATCACGGACATCCCCGGCCTGCAGGTCGGAAACCGTATCCCTGACGGTTACGACGGTTCCTATCCGCTCGTGGTCGTGCGTGATGACGGCGGCACGCAATCCGCCGACCGCGTGACGTTCGACAGGTCGATAGGCGTCAACGTGCTCGGATGGACGCGCAACGATACGAAACCATGCCGTGATCTGGCGGCCCGCGTGTACGGCGTGCTGACCGGAGAGCCCGGCATCCTCATCGGATTCGCCGAAGGCAGCCGCATCTGCGCCGTCGTGCCCGACGGATGCAACGGCCCGTACCCGGTCGGAGAGGACGCGGCATGGTGCCACTACTACATGACCGCCGAATATTCGACGGCCGGAATCAGACAACCCTAAGAAAGGAAACGCCATGGCCAAAGACAGTCAAGGCATGGATCTGGGACAGGTGGAGGCGCTCGTCACCGCCGCCATCATGATCGTCCCGTACTCCACCGAAAACAAAATCACGCCGGAGATGATCGCACCCAGCAATGCAACGCCGGAACTTCCGGCCGCCTACAATCGGTCGACCGCATGCATCGGACTCGTCAAGTCCGACGGCGGCAACCAGGATTCGCGCGACGGCGACGACCCCATCGAGTTTTTGCAGGACGGTTACAAAAAGCTGCCGTTAGCGACCAGCCTCACGCAGACTTTCAGCCCGGCCGAAAACAACGCGCTGACCCGCAAAATCACCATCGGCGAGCCGGACGCCCAGGGCGTCTACCACGTGGCCGACATCATCCAGGATGCGAAGTGGATGGTGTACGAGGAGGAGACGTTCGACACCGGCCGCGTGCACCGTCGCGCCGGCGTCATGCAAGTCACCGGCAACGAGCCGGACCAGCAGGAGCGTGGCTCGGTCACCGGTCGCGCGCTCACCGTCGAATGGATGAAAGATCCGCTGTATGTGGATGCGGAGCATCCGAACACCAGGTGGATCGAAAGCTGGTACGACCCAAAAGCGTGACGGCGGTGGCCGTGACCTCGGCTGACGGAAACACGAAGCCGTCGGTCGTCCAAGGCGCGAAGCTCGCGCTCAAGGCCGTCGCCACACATGTGGACAAGACCACCGTGGACGTGACCGGACAGGCCACATTCAAGTCCAAGGATGCAGGCGTGGCGACCGTCGAGGGAGGCACGCTCACCGCCGTCAAGGCCGGAAGCGCGAGGATCAACGCCATATACGACGGCGTGACCTCATCCGATCTGACTGTCACCGTCACCGCACGCGCCGCCTGACCGGCGGACGAAAATCTTCCCGGACCGCCTATCTCGCCTGTCTGCGCGGTCCGGGAATCTTATTTTCCACGGCAGGCAGGCGAAAAGCAGATAGGACAAGACAATGACTTCCACTTCCACCGATTTCAAGCCGACCGTCGAGGATTTCGACCAGTGGACGGAGAAAAACGATGAGGAGGCGTTCGCCTCCATTGCGCAGAACTACAGGGTGCGCCACATCATCAAGGGCGATGTGTATTGGGCGCTCGTGCCCGGCGGACGCACGTACAAGCTCCCATTGTCGATGAGTATCGACGATTTCACGAGACTTTCGAACACGTCCGATGATACGGAAAGCGTCGAACAGCTCAAGCGCATTCTGAGCGCCTTCGCTGGCGACGAGCAGGCGGAGCAGCTGAACGGCGAACCGGTGCAGGTCGTGTTCAATCTTCTGTCCGACTATGGCGATGCGGTGGTGCGCGCGCAGGGCGCCTCACTGGGAAAATTCAATGGTTCGCCCGCCAGCTCGCCGACCACGGGAGCGTGATCCGAGCCGATTTCACGATGCATGGGTGGAGTCTGCAGGCCGATCTTGGCGGCAGGCTCCGCTACGGCGACGCGATAGCGCTCCTTGAGCAGATTATCGGCGATCCGTCATCCTACACGGGCGCGGAGTTCAACGGCTTGGATTATCCGGTCCGGTGGGGTGAGATACCGGTCGTCTACGCGTTTGGCAGCGACGAGTTTCCGAAACCTTTCGATTCGCTCGCGGAACGATTGCGGGCGGATAGGGAGAAGGCCGAGCGTGAGCGGCTGCGCGAACAGACCAAGGGCATGAGCCCGGTTTTCCGGACTCTTTACGAAGACTGAATAACTGAATAGTGGAGGTGCCGCATGGCGTTCGGCAGCGAACTTGGTTCCGCGCACATCAGCGTTTTCCCGTCGATGAAGGGTTTCCGCAGCACGGTCAACAAGGAGGTCGGCGCGAGCGGCAAGGTCGCGTCGAAGACTTTCGATTCGAGCATGAACGGCGGCAAAAGCGGCGGACTGTTCGGACGCGCGTTCAAAAACGGGTTCAAACAGTCGGCGAACGATTTCAGTGCTGACGTGCTGAAATCCTATGAGCGTGACGTGGCGAAATCCACGGCCGCATACCGTCAGGCCATGCTCCAGCAGAAGGCGGCGGCGAATCAGGTGCGTGCCGCCGAGGAGAGCGTCGCCAATGCCATCGCCAAGCATGGTGAGGGCAGCACGCAGGCCGAGGCCGCGACCATCAGGCTCGAACAGGCCCGGCTGAAGCTGTCCACCATGACCGACCGGGCGACGCAGTCCGAGAACCGGTTGAAGGATGCGCAGAAGGCGCTCAATGACGCGCAGGACAATCTCGCCTCCAGCAGTGGTTCGCTCGGATCGGCGTTCAAGAATCTTGGCGCGACCATTATTCAGCCGGTCGACAATGCGTTCGGACGGGTCACAAGCGCGGCCACGGAGGCGTTCACCGAGTTCAAGGTGAAGGCTAAGGCTGGAATGAGCGCCGCAGGCGCTGCCATGCAATCCACCGCGTCACGTCTTACCGCGCCATTGTCTGCGAAGTTCTCCGCGATGAGCTCGGCCATCGCGGCAAGGATACCAGCACCTTTCAAAAACGTCAGCAATGCCATCGGCGGCTATCTCGGCAACGTCGGCGGCGCGGTCGGCGGCGTACTGTCGCAGATTCACGGAGCCGCCGGCAGTGTCGCGTCGGCGATAGGCTCCAAGTTCAAAAGCGGCGCAGACACCGCATGGAATGCGATCAGCTCCATGTCTGGCAAGGCCGTAGGCGCGTTGAAGGGCGTCGCCACGGTCGGATTGGCTGGCGTAGGCACCGCCGTCGCGGCTTTGGCCGGAGTCGGCAAGAGCTCCCTCGACGCGTATGCGAGCTGGCAGCAGGCCGTCGGCGGCGTGGACACGCTGTTCAAGGACGCGTCCAGCACCGTGCAGAAGCACGCGGCGGACGCGTACCGGACCGCAGGCATCAGCGCTAACCAGTATATGGAGCAGGTCACGAGCTTTTCCGCCTCGCTGATCAGTTCGCTCGGCGGCGACACCGCGAAGGCCGCGGAACTCGGCGATATCGCCATGGTCGACATGTCGGACAACGCCAACAAGATGGGCACCGACATCGAGTCCATCCAACAGACCTACCAGAGTTTGGCGCGCGGCAACTACGCCATGCTCGACAATCTGAAGCTCGGATACGGTGGTACGAAATCCGAGATGGAGCGTCTGATCCAGGACGCGAACAAGGTCAAGCAGGCCAACGGTGAGATGGGCGACCTGTCCATCGACAAGTTCTCCGACGTGGTGCAGGCCATCCACATCATGCAGCAGCAGATGGGCATCACCGGCACTACCGAGGAGGAGGCCGCGAAGACCATCGAGGGCTCCGTCAACATGATGAAGGCCGCATGGCAGAACTGGCTGGCGGAACTCGGCAAGGACAATGCCGACATCAACGGATTGACCAAGCAGCTGGTCGACTCGATCGGCACGGTCATCCAGAACGTGGGTCCGCGCATCGCGCAGATCATCACCGGCATCACCGCCGCACTGCCGCAACTGTTCTCCTCATTGGGCAGCACGCTGCCGGCACTGGTCATGCAGATACTTCCGCCGGTGCTCGGAGCGTTGGGTCAGCTTGGCACGATGCTGCTGACCAGCGCGACGACATGGATTACGACGAGCCTGCCGCAACTGCTCGCCCAGTTCCAATCGTGGGTGACGTCCAGCCTGCCGTCGTTCCTGCAATCCGGACTGTCGATGACAACGAACCTGTTGCAGGGCATCGTGCAGGCTTTGCCGCAGATCGCTTCCACGGCGGTGACGGTGCTGACGACGCTGTTGGATGGATTGTCGGCCCAGTTGCCGCAGCTCATCCCCATCGGAATCAACGCCGTCCTCAACCTCGTGCAAGGCATCCTCAACAACCTGCCGCAGATCATCGACAGCGGCCTGAAGCTCATCCTCGGACTGGCGCAGGGCCTCATCAACGCCATGCCGGACTTGGTAGGCAAGGCTCCGATCCTCATCGGACAACTGGTCGGTGGCATCATCAGTCGTCTCCCGCAGATCCTGCAGGCTGGCGTGCAGCTGCTCGGCGCACTGGCCAACGGCTTCATAGCGTCGGTGCCGAGGCTTATCGGGGCCATTCCCGGCATGGTCGGCCAGATCATGCGCGGTTTCACATCTGTTAACTGGGGTAGCGTCGGCCTGAATATCATCACGGGTATCGCGACCGGCATCGCAGGCGCGGCAGGCAGACTCGTGTCTGCCGCTGTCAACGCGGCCACGAACGCGTTGGATTGGGTGAAACGCAAGCTTGGCATCCATTCTCCGTCACGCGTGTTCCGCGATCAGGTCGGCGAGATGATCGGCGAGGGCATGGCGGTCGGCATCGATGAGAGCGCGTCGAAGGTGAGGAAGGCGGCTGGAAGGCTGACCGGCATCCTGCCGTCGCAGGACGCCTCGTATTCCGTCGGGGTAGCCAACGCCTCGCGTGGAGTTAACGCCGCAGCCTACGGCAATGGTGGGAGCGTGACGAACATCACGCAGACTTTCAACTATCCGGCTATCGCGCCGACGTCGATAAGCACGCAGCAGAAGCTGCAGACAGCGGCCATGCCGCAATGGTAATCGGAAGGAATCCGAATGAAGGTCAGCTATTCGCTCAACGGCCAACCGCTCGACTCCGAGCATATGCGCGTGCTTGTCGGCACTACGCATTACACGTCGCTGTCGCCGATCGTTGACACGGTGCATGTGAGCGGACGCAACGGCGTCATCGTAGGCTCCTCGATTCCGGTGCTGGATGCGCCGGAGCTGACAATCAAGGTCGCGGCGTGGGGCGCTGATTCCGATGCGCTGATCTCGCGTTTCCGTGCCCGTTGCCTGCATGCGGCGAAGCTCACGCTCGGCAGGACGGAGACCTTGGATGACGGCAGTTCTCGCAGCATGGTCACGAGAGCGGTGTGCACGAGCTGCGAGCCGGACGATGACGAACGCCCGTTCCGCGACCTGCGTGTCATGACCGCCGTGTTCCAATTGCCGGATGTGTTTTGGAGTGGCGAGCGGTGGCAGGAGGCGACGTTGGCTGCGTCGGGCGGCAGACTGCTGCCGGGCGGGGTCTCCAAGCCGAGCGGCAAGGGGTATTGGACTCGCTGGCAGGGATTGCCTAACGCCAGTCCGTCCGAGCTTTTCGACACGCTTCCCGACGGCTGGCTTTCCAATGCGCCGATCACCGCGCTGGTATTGCGTTTCGGTGCTGTCACTGGTGTGACCATTTCAGATCCGGTGAGTGGCACGAATCTAATGTGGAGCGGCAAACGTGACGCCTCACGACCTTACCTTTTCGTCGATGCAGCCAATCGCAAGGCGTGGACGGCGGCCAATGCCGACGCATGGTCAGGCGGCACGGATGCGACGAATGGCATCGACTGGACCACCGAGCCACTGCAAGTGTGGCCTGACATTTCGTCCGGCGATTATCGCATCACCATCAAACAGACCGGCAGCGCCGACAAGGTGACATGCCGGTTTTTGCAATCCTGGGAGTGATTAATGAGCAAGTCTCTTCACGCGCGACTCGTGGCCTACCGCCCATTCGGCGAGCGAATCGGCGTCCTTGCGGAGCCGGTGAGCTTCAGCGCATCCATGCTGCACAATGACGATGGTGCGATTAGTATCGAATACTCGCTGCTGTCCGGTGACGCCCAGGCATTCGACCGTGAGCTTACGGACGGTCTCGAAGTGGCCGTGGAGGTGTCGGACGGCACAGGCTATCGTGAGCCGGACAACGCGCGCTACGTCATCACTGGCCGTAGCGGCAAGACCGATGACCGGACTCGCACCGTCACCTACAGTGGTCAGTCGATAAGCTGGCTCCTGAGCAAGGCCGAGAACAACGATTACAGCCATCTGCTCACGGACGGCGACAACAAGGGCAAAAGGCCCTTCTATTCGTCTAATCCGGGCGTGATCCTCAAAACGCTGTTGGACGAAAACAAGGCGCGTGGCGGCGTGGCCACCGGACTGACCTTGGGCTTCGACACCGCGAAGGACGCGGGCGGCGCGGCGTGGGCGAGGAAATACACGCTTTATTACAGTCTCGGCACGGATCTGCAGACGATCCTGTCGTCTCTTGTCAATGGCGGTGGCTGCGACTGGCGCACCACAGGTAGGACGCTCAAGCTGTGGAATGCGGACAGCACCGCATTGAGCCGTGACCTGAGCAAGAGCATTGTGCTGCAATTGGCTCGTGACATCAGCGAGGCACCCTTCGAGGAGTCCATCGCCGACCTGGCATCCACTATCCTTGTCGAGGGTGACAATAACCTGCTTTTCCGCATGGATAATCCGGCTGCTCCGACGCCTTGGGGCAAGTGGGAATCCTATAGCTCGCAGGGTGGCGTGTCCGACAAGGACACTGCGCAGGCATTCATGCAGTCCACGCTTGATGATGCGGCTAGGGTACGCGGCCAGTACACGCGCGATCTGGTGACTTCCGGCGTGGATAATCTACCGCTCATCGACTTCCATGCTGGCGATTGGATTACGGCTCCCACCGTCTCCCATGGCGAGAAGGTGCGCGTGCAGGAAATCGACCTGAGCATGCGCCAGAACGAGGGCTTATCCTGCTCAATCGCTCTGAATGATATTAAGTATGACGCTTCCGTGCGTCAGGCGAAGAAGCTCAAGGGCATCACCGGTGGTGCCGCGTTGGCCGGTAGCGAGGGCGGCACGACCGCCTCGTCCGACCGTGACCATCGCGTGCCGAAGGCTCCGCTTGGGCTTGTGGTGCAGACTGATGCCTATATCGGCAGCGATGGTTTCGCGCATGGTCTGGCCACGGCTTCGTGGTCTGCAGTGACCGAAGCGACGAATAACACCGCCATCGAAATCAGCAATTACGCCGTCGAGTGGCGCAAGCACGTGGATGGCGCGCCCTGGCATGCGGCGGGCACGACGGATAAGACGCAGCTTGGCTTCGGAGGCTTGGATTGCGGCACGCAAATCGAGGTCAGGGTCAGGGCTGTGCCGACGTATTCGGACAAGCTCGGAGACTGGTCGGGCATCGTCGTGGCCACCGTCGAATCGGATACGACGCCATGCTCCGTACCGTCGGAGCCGGTGTTGTCGTCCGAGCTTGGCGTGGTGACCGTCCACTGGGATGGCAGGACAAGCACTGGCGCTCAAATGGAATCGGACTTCGATCATATTGAGGTCGGCGAGGGTGTCAATGCGTCCGGCATGACCGTCATCAGCGCAAACCAGTCCGGTCAGGGCGATTATCTCGTGACCGGTCTGGCCTCCGGTTCCCAGCACTCCTATGCGCTGAGGTCCGTGGATCATGCGGGCAATCGCTCCGCTTGGTCGGCAGTCGCCACTGTCACCGTGGCTTCCGCGGTTTCACCTGAAGAGGTCAAGCGAATCCAGCAGGATTTGGCTGACAACAAGACGGCTTTGCAGGATAATACGGCCAAGCTCGATCAGGCGCGGAAGGACATCGCCGCGAATCAGACTGCGCAGGCAGCCACGGCGAAAGAGCTTGAATCCGCGAAGTCGGACATCAAGGCGAACCAGTCGGCCATCGACTCTGCCAACGCCACGTTGAGGGATAATACTGCGAAGCTGTCGCAGGCGCAGAAGGACATCCAAGCCAACAGGTCGAATCTCGACACGGCGAATCAGACGCTCTCGCAGGCGCAGGCCGATCTGTCGCAGGCCCGGAAGGACATCGCGCAGACCAAAAGCGACCTGACCACCGCGAACGGGGAGATTTCGAAGGCCAAGGAGTCGGCTGCACAGGCGTATGCCGAGGCCCATAGCAAGAACCATACCTTCCGTGGGCCTGACATGCCGGACGCCTCAAAAGGTCTGATCGTCGGCGACCTGTGGCTCAAGACGCAGAAGTATTGGACGCGCTGGCAGGGCGAGAAGAACAACAGCCCCTCACTGCTTGCGGACTTTTACACATACTGGCAGGGGACTCCGAATAACAGTCCGAGCGTGCTCGTGCCATTGTCCGACCGCGTGATCGACACCTTGGTGTGGGATGGCTCGAATTGGAACCATCTCGGCTATGCCGATGTCGAGAAGAACGCGGACGAGATTTCCAAGGCTAAGTCGGATATCGCGGACAATGCCGCGAAGACCACCGACGCCAAGAAGGCTGCTGAGAATGCCGCTGCCGCAGCGAAAAACGCGCAGGGCACGGCTGATACGGCCAATGGTGCGGCGAAGACAGCGCAGGATACCGCCAATGCGGCTACCGCTGCCGCGAAGAGCGCCACCGCCACCGCAGGTCAGGCCAAGGATGCCGCCAATGCCGCCCAGACCGCCGCCGAAAGCGCCAAGAAGACCGCTGGCAATGCCGAAACACTGGCAAACACCGCCAACGCTTCGGCCAATGCGGCCAAGTCCGACGCGGCTTCCGCCAAGTCGGACGCTTCCACCGCGAAGACCGATGCGGCCAATGCCAAGGCCACCGCCTCGAACGCTTCGAGCGTTGCCACGCAGGCGAAGGCCACCGCCGACAGTGCGGCCCAGTCCGCCACGGACGCGGCCAGGGCGGCGCAGAAGGCGAATACGGCTGCTGCCGCCGCCGCTGGCGTGGCTAACGGCAAGGCCGACGTGCTGATCCAGTCCACTGCGCCGGATACGTCGATGCGCAAGCCGACTACCTTGTGGATCGACACCACCGGCGGCGCGAACACGCCGAAACGTTGGAACGGCAGCACATGGATGGCTGTGACGGACAAGGCGGCCACGGATGCCGCCAATGCGGCTGTCAAGGCCCATGCTGCCGCGCAGACGGCGCAATCAACGGCTGACAAGGCTCAGACCACAGCCGCCAACGCCGCGTCACAGGCGAATCAGGCGCAGGCCGCCGCGAAAAAGGCGCAGACCACGGCGGACGGGAAGAATCTGATCTACCGTGGCCCGGACGAACCCGCGCATGATGGGTTGAAGCCGGGTGACATGTGGTGGCGCACGCAGAAGTATTGGACGCGCTGGCAAGGGGGGAAGAACGCAAGCCCATCACTGCTCGCGGACTTTTACACATACTGGCAGGGGACTCCGAATAACAGTCCGAGCGTCTTGGTGCCTCTGTCTGATCGCGTGGTGGAGGTGCTGACGTGGGATGGTACGCGCTTCGAGCCTTTTGACCTCGTGGCGAACAACATTCTCGCGTCGGGCACGGTGGCTGCGAAGCATCTCGCCGTGGATTCCGTGACCGCCGAGAAGGTCAAGGCCAATGCGATCACGGTGGACAAGCTGGCCGCCAATTCGGTGACCACTGAAAAGCTGGTTGCCGACGCGGTGACCGCCGCGAAACTCGCCGCTGACAGCGTGCAGGCGCGCAACATCGTCTCGCTCGCCATCACCGCTGACAAGCTGGCCGCGAACTCGGTCACGACCGCGAAGCTCAAGGTCACGGAGGATATGACGGTCGCGTTGCTCAACGCGCACAAGATCAATGCTGTTGACATCGTGGCTGGCGCCGTCACGACCGACAAGCTCGCGGCCAATGCGGTTAACGCCGACAAATTGGCCGCGAACAGCGTGACGGCGGGTAAGGTACAGGCCGGTGCCATCGGCACCGACAAGCTGGCCGCGAACTCGGTCACGACCGCGAAGCTCAAGGTCACGGAGGATATGACGGTCGCGTTGCTCAACGTCCACAAGATTCAGGCCGGGGAGATTGCGGCTAATGCCGTGACCACTGCTGCCTTGGCGGCTGGTGTCGTGAATGCCGACAAATTGGCTGCTAATTCGGTCAATGCGTCCAAGATTGTGACCGGTGCCATCACCGCCGACAAGCTCGCGGCAAACAGTGTGACGGCCGTCAAGATCGCGGCTGGCACTATCACGTCCGACAAGGTGGCGGCAGGCCAGTTCAAGGGCTACGTCTTCACGGGCGCCGTCTTCCAGAGCTCCGAGGCCGCGAACACGGGCATGAAGCTCAATAGCACGGCCTTGCAAATGTGGGACAGCAACCACAATCGCACCGTCTATCTTGACGGCGAAGGCAAGTCGAATCTGCTGACCGGCACTTTCCAAACCCGCATCAGCGGGCACAGGGTGCGTATCAGTCCGGATTATCAGACCTACATCATCGGCGGCACGGAAACGTTCGTCGGTGATGGCTTGGAATTCCCGGCCTACAACGGGTCCACCGCCTACTTTTCGCATCCGGCCATCGCTTCTGTCATCCAGTCGAATCAGGTCGGCGCGATGAGCGAACTGGACTTGTGGAGCGGACACGTGAGCAAGAACGATCCTGCCGCGTTCATGTCTCTCAGATCGAAGCCGCGCAAGAAAGGCGGTACCGGCAGCGGCGGCGTCACATCCAGAGTGCATGCCGTGGCGAACACGGATTACGACGAGCCGGACGAGAGCAAGAAAAGCAGCGCTTTCCTCACTCTGGCCGGCGATAGCGCGAACGGTTCGGAGTGCTGGCTCGAAGCCGAAGACGGGAACGGCGAGGTCGGAGTCGGCGCGAACATCGGCACCGGATACGTGTATCTCGGCGGCTATCTCGGCGGCATCACGAACCGTTTTACGTTCCATGCCCAGGCTGCGTGGAAGGCGTGGTATCCGAATCCCGGCTCGAAGATTGCGACCGGCGCTTCCATGCAAGTCAATTGCACGTTCAGCCCCACAAAATACGGCCACTATTACGTTGTCGCTAACGCGGACAGCGATTGGGCGGGCATCATCGCGCACCCGGCCAATACGGGCGGTCAGAGCGGCTTCACATTGAAGCTTTACAACGCCGACCAGCCTTGCCCGGTGGATGTTTACGCGGAATTCCTGGCTTATTTGGTCAAGTGATTGGAGGACATATTGTCATCGACTTTCGAACAGGATGAGAACGGCTTGTGCATCATCCGCTGCGATCCGCCGGTGAACGGGTCGGACAGTTTCGTTTTCACGCCCGATGTGCTCGTCTCGTGGAAGGCGCTGCTCGGCTTTGCTTCGATTCGGGAGGCGATCGCGGCGATCATGCAGGGCAGGGAGGATACGAGCCTGTACGACCGCGCCACCGGCAGGGGCGTGTGGACGGGGGCTTACGAGGCCTTGGAAAGCGCGCTGAATGATTCCGCCACCGGCGTGAGCATGCTTGCGGCTGATGGGGAAGTGTTGAATGACCCGCTGACCGCCGCGCGCAATAAGGCGCGTGAGGGCATGAGTCTGCCGGTCATGTCGAATGAGACGGACGCGAATCTCATTGCCACACTGTCCGTTGATGACTCCGATGAGGAGCCGTCGAGTGGCATTGACACAAGCATGACCAAAAACATTGAGGGTCTTGACGATTTCCTCAATGACGAGTCCAGTCAATCAAATCTGGACGAGTGCGAGGAGAGATTTTACCAATCCCTCATGCCACGACCTCAAAACAACCAACAATAAGGAGATTGATTATGGCCGATGTGACCGATACCGATACCGATACCGCGACTGACGTGACGCCCGCCGAGCCGTCTGGCGTGCTTGATTTGCGTCCGCCGAAGGAGTCGGTGCGAGCGGAATTGTGCCGTCTCGGATTGGAGTTCTCCAGCACCGACGGTTCGACCGAATCATGGAGGGATTATGCACGTGGCGTGCTCGCCACATTCGATGATTCCGGCACGTCCGTCACTCTCACGGACGTGAAGACGAATCTCGGACGCACTTTGACGCTCGACGGGCTTAAGGCCGTCACCCGTATCGACACGATGACCGCCGCCGACTAACCCCGCTTTTCACCATTTTTTTCAACCCCTGCAATCCAATCGGATTGCGGGGGTTTCGTATTTAAGGAGACATTTTGACTCAGCAGATTCCAGCCGACGCGAACGAGGTCATCGACCAGCTTTCCGCGCAAATCGGCACTCTCAACAAGCAAATCGCAATCCTGACCAGTCAGCTGTCGGCGGCCATGAAACTCATCCCGAAGGATGTGCTCGAAAGCGTGAAGGGAGACGAGAATGCAGAGGATTAACCTGTGGCCGAACCCAAAGTTCGACCCCACCGGCTTCCATGTCGTCCAAAAGGGCGGCGACATATCGAAGTACATGACCGGTGGCACGCTGGCCAACACCAGAGGCGAATACATCGACCTGCCTTTCGCGTGCGAGGTCGGCGTGGAATACGTGTGCACGTTCAGGATCGTCAGCAACGATACGACGAATAAAAGCATCGGCATCTTTTTCGGCGGCACGTCCGAATGCCCAAGTGCCCAGACGGTCGGGAAATATACGATCCGCTTCACCCCGACCGCCAATGACGCGCGCCTGGCCGTCCCCTCCGGTATGGCCATCAGCGAATTGAGCGTGGAAGCCGCCGACACGTATGACGCGGCGCTCGGGGGGGGGGGCTTCCGGGCTTCTTCACGGGCGACACGATGCCGCGCGCATAGGAGCGTCCGTCGGGCGGGTGATGTCCGATGATGGTCACGAACCTGATAAGCAATCCAAGCGCCCACGTCACGCTGAAGCCGGGCGAGTACACGCCGATTACGACCATCGAGAAGACTCCGGGTACCCCATACTGGTGCACGGTCTGGCTGGACGTGTCGGGCGGCTCCGTCACGATAGACAACTGTCCGGGCACCTTCAGCAAGAGCCAACGCATCGGATGGTCCTTCACGTCCCCGATCGCGAATCCGATGAGCCTGAGATACAAGGTCGTGTCCGGCAGTCCGACCGTCAAGGTGTGGAACATGGTCATGTGCGAGCTGGGCGAATACCAGGCGAACAAGACCCTGCTCGACAGCATCGGATATTTCGACGGGGATACGATGCCGCGCGCCTGACCCTCGCATTGGGGGTGGTGGCATGACTCCCATCGTTAATCACTGCGTCATGCCGAAAGACGGTGTGAGCGTCAAGACGACGAACACGACACCATCGGACATCACCTTCACGGGGTTGACGGCGGGCGTGAAATACCATGTGAGCGTCGTCTGTTACATGCTGTCCACGAGTGGCGACAATCCGCGCTTGCGTCTCACCACCAATGGCAGCGATAGTGGGCTGGTCGCTTCGAATGGTCGCGTGGATTACGTCTTCACCGCCGCCAGCACCACTCACGGCATTCTCGTTGGGCTGAACGGTTGCACGGTCAATCTGAGCAAGGGCTTGTGCGTGCCTCAAGACCAGTGGCAGCAGCTTGTCTCGTTGGGATTGCCGGGCAATTATTTCAATGGCGACACCATGCCAAAAGATTAAACGATTTCAAGGAGATGTGATGTGTTTCAAACGTTTTTAGCGGGTTTTGGTGGTGTGGGCGGCGCGTGCGCTGTCATCACGCTCTGTCTCAAAATCTGGCCGGGAGCGCTCGAATCGCTCGCGACCGGATTGTATGCGCATGTGAACCCCGAGCGATTGCCTTATAATTCGGTGCTTTCCCAGCATTTCGCTAAAACCCGCCAATTAGGCGAGCGGACGGAACGCTTTGACGAGCGCATGGACGAACTCTGCCGCGACACCATAAAAAACACGTTGATCTCACTGATTTACGGCGACCAGTCACATGACCACAGCGAGGCCGTCCGATACGAGCTGGCGAAGCTTGAGAAATTGGACGCGCAATGCTGGATCGTCGCAGCAGCAGAAAAATACTTGGAGGACCGGCAATGATGCGTCTCATGATCGCGGGCGGCACCTACCTGCTGCTCCTCGCACTCATCATCATTTTCAACCACGGTGCGCACAAGCGCTGACACTGACATTTTCAATACACCATAAGGCCATCACATTCGTGGTGGCCTTTTATTGCCCTCGCATCGAGGGCGGGAAGGATTGGCCATGACTTTGAATGGCATTGACATCAGCAATTGGCAGCAGGGCATCGACCTGTCCAAAGTGCCTTGCGATTTCGTGATCGCTAAGGCCACACAGGGCACGGGATACGTGTCCCCCGACTGCGCTCGACAAATCGAACAGGCCCGCCAAACCGGAAAACGTTTCGGCGTATATCATTACGTCTCAGGCGGCAACGCCGTCGCCGAAGCCAATTACTTCGTCGACAATTGCGCCAATTGGATAGGCAAAGGCCTGTTCTGCATCGATTGGGAATCCAACGAGAATGCCGCTTGGGGCAACGAGGGCTATCTCGAACAGGTCGTCGCTCAGGTGAAAGCCCGTACCGGAATCCCCCCGATCATTTACGTGCAGGCATCCCGCTATGCTCAGGTCGCAGCTGTCGCCAATCGTCAGAACTGCGGCCTGTGGATCGCCCAGTACGCGAACATGAACCCCACCGGCTATCAGTCGAAGCCGTGGAACGAAGGCGCTTATGCTTGCGTCATTCGCCAGTATTCCTCTTCCGGCCGTCTTCCCGGCTACGGCGGGAATCTGGATCTCAATAAGTTCTACGGCGATGGTTCCGTTTACGACAAGTATGTGACCGGTGGCGGAAACGGTTCGCATATCGCCCCTTCGCAGCCTTCCGATCCGCTCGCCGGACGTTCCGATGACGATCTCGCCGATGCCGTGATTCGAGGCGAATTCGGCGATGGCGATGCTCGCAAGCAGAAGCTTGGCGCGCGTTACGGCGCAGTTCAGGCTTTGGTGAATCAGAAGCTCGCAAAGCCGGCATCCTCCGGTCGGACGTATACCGTCCAGCCTGGAGACACCCTATCCGGCATTGCCGCCAAGCTCGGTGTGGCTCAGTCCCATATCACCGGATTCCATTCCGGCAATCCGAACCTGATCTATCCAGGCGAAGTGTTGGCCATCGGCGGTGCGGCGGCTCCGGCACAGTCCGCCGGCACGACTTATACGGTGCGGTCCGGCGACACGTTGAGCGGCATCGCCGCGAAATATGGCACGACCTATCAGGCGATCGCCGCGAAAAACGGCATTGCAAATCCGAATCTGATTTATCCAGGACAAGTCCTGCACATCTAGGAGGGATATAAAATATGGCAGAACATGCAGCACCATCCACTTTGGAGACCACCGTCAATAATCTGACCAACGAGCGTGAGGATGGTCAGGACAACCAGCCGCCGGACGCGTACACTCCGGTCTTCTCCAAGCAGGTGCGTACCGTCGTGTACGTGCTAGGTCTGATCGCTTCGTGCGTCGGCCTTGGCTTCATGACCTTTGGCGATGCGGCTGTCGGCGGCTACATTTCGACCGTGGCCGGCTTCATCGCCAGTGGTCTTGGCGTCGCCTACAATCCACTGCGAAACACCTGACAGTGTTTAATTTTCTGGCGTGAGACTCAACATCGCGCCGGAAACTCAAACTTGGGTGTGGAAAAATTTGCGGCACTGTAGCGTCCGTGGAATTTTTTACACCCGTTTTTAACATTTGCCCCTTCTCCATCATGGAGGAGGGGCCTTATTTTTAGGACTTTCAAAATGGGCATCAGACAGCAGACGATTGACGATTACGGTGCGTTCGTGGACAAATTCAAACCGAAGAAGACCACGGATGACTGCTATACCCCCCCCGCAGTGTATGAGACCATAAAGGGCTGGGCGTGCCGTGAATATGGCATCGACCCCAGGAAGGTGGTGCGTCCCTTCTATCCGGGCGGCGACTACGAACGGTTCGACTATTCGGGCGGTGCGGTGGTTGTGGATAATCCGCCGTTCAGCATCCTGTCGAAGATCTGCACGTTCTATCGGACGGAGCAAATTCCGTTCTTCCTGTTCGCGCCGTATCTCACGATCTTCTCCAGCACGTCGCGCAATGGGGCGCACATGATCGTCACGGATTCGACCATCGAATACGCGAACGGCGCGCAGGTCAACACGTCGTTCGTGACGAGTTTCGGTGATGACCTGATCCGCACCGCGCCGGACTTGGCCAACGCGATCGACGAGACCGTGAAGCGCGTCAGGAAAGAGCAACGCAGGCATCCGCCGAAATACGCGTATCCGCGTGAACTGCTTACCGTGAGCAGGCTCGGGAAGATTGGCAAGCAGGTCGAGTTCTGCGTCAAGGCTTCGGACGTTGCGTTCACGAGGGCTCTCGACTCGCAGAAGGCCGTGAAGAAGGCCATCTACGGCGGCGGCTATCTCCTGAGCGAAGCTAAGGCCGCGGAACTGAAGGCCGCGGAACTGAAGGCCGCGGAACTGAAGGCCGCGGAACTGAAGGCCGCAGAAGATGTGACGGTATGGCCGCTCAGCGATTCCGAGAAGCGGATCATCGAAAACCTCGCATGAAAAAATCGCGCAGTTTAAATCCTGTTGGAATATTTTGCGCCCACATGTAACATCGCCCCTCTCTCAGCTCTTAAGCTGGGGGAGGGGCGTTTTCGTGTTTATTCGGTCTTGTGTTTGCGTTTGCGTGGCCTGCCTCCGCCGACGCCGCGTCCTGGGCGCTGCGCGTTCCATTGGTCGATGGTCTCGGGGAGCCAGCCGCGCGTGCGTCCGATGGTGGCGTCCGGCTGGGGGAGCTTGTAGGCGCTGACGGCGGCGGTGCTGATGCCGAGGCGCTTGGCCACGTCGGTGACGCTCAGGTATTCGACGGCCATGTCAGTCCTTCCTTCCGGCGATGAGCGCGAAGACGGCGCTGACGATGGCACATCCGGCGGTGAGTGCGAACGGCCAGCCGAACCATGCGCTGGCGGCGGTTCCGAGCGCGAACACCGCGCTGACTATCGATTCCGTTCTCATGATGTCCCATGGCATAATCGGAGATATGGGGTTCCGGCCCCTAGGTCTGGCCGGAACCCTTGCTCACTTCCTCTTCTTCGGTTTCCGTCTCATCTCCTTGATGAGTCCGGTCACTGCTTTGATGAGGGCCGCGATGCTCGCGACGAGAAGCGAGATGCTGGTGATTATCTCCGATGGTGTCATGTTCACCTCCTTTCCTTGATATAAACTATATTAGCACAGTAAATAAAGTAATGCAAGTCAAAACACAAGAAAACACAGGAAAAATCAGTGGATTGATAGACTTGATGCCACGCAAACGAAGGGGAGAGCATGGCCTACACGATCCGCCAATACGCCACCAAAGCCGGAAAAAGATACGAGGTGCGCTACCGCAAGCCCGACGGCTCATCCACCGGAAGGCGTGGCTTCAAACGCAAGATGGACGCCGATGCGTGGGGAGCGGCCAATGTGACCACCGCGAAAAGCGTCGGAGCCTACATCGACCCACAGGCCGGGCGCAGGCTCGTGGAGGACTTCTGGGAGCCGTGGCTGGCCGCCAAGAAGACCAAAGCGAAGCCAAGCTACATCAAGTCGCTGGAAGACGCTTGGCGCGTGCATGTGGAGCCGCAGTGGGGCATGAGGGAGATGCAGTCAATCACACGCGACGAAGTGCAGCGGTGGGTCACCGATCTGGCCGGACGGCGCAGCGCGTCCGTGACGATTCGCGCCGAGAATCTGCTCCGCAGTCTCATGGAGAGGGCAAAGGCCGATCGGTGCATCCACGACAATCCATGCGACGGCATCGAGCTGCCGCGAAAGCAGGTGCGGAAGCATGTCTATCTGTCGGCCGACGAATTGTCTCGTGTGGCGATGCAGTGCGGTTGGCGTGAGCCGATCGTGCTGACCTTGGGCCTGTGCGGCATGCGCTGGGGCGAACTCGTCGCACTGCGTGTGGAGGACGTTGACCTGCAACGATGCAGGCTCCACATCTGGCGTAGCATCACCAGACTGTCCAGCGAGATGGTGGAGACCGACCCGAAAACACATGATGGACGTTCGGTGATGTTCCCACTGGTGTTGCGTCCACTGCTCGCCAGGCAATGCGAGGGGCGCAGGCCGTCCGATTTCCTTTTCACCGCTCCCGGCGAGCCTTTGGACGAGCCGATGGGAAACGGCTGGAATCCGACGCGAAGCGATGGATGGTTCGCGGTGGCTCTTCGTCGCGCGGGCGTGGAGCGTGGCCACATGACGATTCACGATCTGCGGCATACGGCGGCGTCACTTATGGTGCAGTCCGGCGCTAACGTCAAGACCGTGCAAAGGCAGTTGGGGCACAAGAGCGCCGCCATGACATTGGACGTTTACGCCGATCTCTTCGATGATGATCTGGATGAGCTGTCGGAGAGGATGGGTGGTTTGCTTTTTTCGCGGAATGTGGGCAAAATGTGGGCAAACGTGACGCAAGGTGTCGATGGAACCGTTGAAACGGTTGGTGTCTGAAGCTTTTCGCCGGTGGGTTCGAGTCCCGCTGGAGGCACTTTT